TAATTCTTTTGAAGTTGATAAAATGGTTTTTCATGCTCAACATACTTAATTTCAAATAATCTATCACCTAAAGGAAAATAAACTAAGTCACCCTCTTTTGGTCTAGTTGATAGTTTTATGTTAGTAATATCTTTTATTAATGGAGTAATATACTCTTCAAATCTCTCTTTTGATATTGTCAAAATAAGGTCATCCATTTCTTGAATGCCAAATTTTGACATCAAAGTTCCTAATCCATTATATCCTTCGTAAGTATCAACGTATGCTTCAATAGGATATGCATTTTCAAATTTAGATTCAATTACTTCTTTTATAATTGACTTTTCGGTTACGTATTGTCTAGGAAGATAATATATTTCAACGCCATACATTCTCAACTGTTCGTTGATGAGATCTTGAATTAAACTTTGCTCTTCTCTTGAACCTTGCTGAAAGAATGGATTAAGCATGACATCATCCTATCATGTCTAGTGGTGGAAGTTCATAAGTATTAGACATTTTTTCCATGATTACATCAATTTCTCTTTGTGCATCATCATAGATTTGTCTACCATTAAGTTCTACACCTCCAGGAAGTTTAACTCCTTGGAATTTAATGAGATTTTGTCCCCATTGTCTCTTGATAAGTGATGTTAAGTATGGTTTTAAGAAAGAATCGTTCCAAACTCTTGTAAAGTCATTCGGATCTAAAGTTCTGTAGCAATCAATCACCAAATAGTCATTAACATTAACACTTCCCCAATCAATATCAAGATACAACCTATCCATTCTCTGATTAAAACGAATTTGCTTCTGAGTTGTTAGAAGAAAATCCATATCCTCAAGATATGTTTTAACCATTGCATAAGTTAAAAGTTCGGTAGAACCCCAATAGTAAATATCATTTAAAAACAATTGATATTTAACACTGAACATATTATTTGTAACAGTATTTGTTCCATCAAAGTGGAAAACTTTGGTAACACCAATTACTGATGGTGGAACTTGTAAGTAATTGCTATTTTCTTTATAGTTAAAAGTTACATTTGATCCTGCAATATTTGCTGTAGCAGTGCTAGTAACTATTCCTGCAATTGGATCATTTCCGTTAGGCGCTCTTCCTCTATCAATATCATCTTGAGTTATTTGGTATTTCAAAAACATTTGAGAAACACCATCAAAGTGTCTCTCTTGAAAAAACTGAATAGCATCATCTACAAGATCATCAATTTGCTCATCAGCAACGTTGATCTCTAAAACTGGCGCTCCCAGTTTTCTTTTGCAATAATCTATTAACTCTTGTCTAGAAGAAGGTTGCGCCATTTATTTACTACCTCTAAAATTATTTATGATTTGTTGAAGAAAGCATTTCCGATAAAACTTCTTGCTGCTTCATGTATAATTTCATATATGATTTAGCAATATTTCTCAAATCTACTAGGTCATCAATAGAATCTATTTCCATTGATGCTTTTGCATATTCAAAGTTTTTAGATAAATTTTCCAGTTGAATTTTATCAGGATCCATGAGATAAACTCCTAAGTAATGTTTTAATTTCGTTCAAGTCACCTTTGATAGAGTTGAGATCTTTTTCCATACAATCAATTCTACTTTTTTCTCTCTCATGAACCTTTCTACGTGCAAGATAATTTGCATATTCAGATTGATTTGTATTCACGATAGCATTGGTGTTCATATCTCTAAAAAGATAATTATCACCTTCAACTGGTATTAAACTCATTTTTTTAACCTCAAGCAAGTGCGATAACTCTAAGATCTTGTATTACAGGAACAATAGCCTGATTTGTAGATGTCATTATAAGTTTTACTCTAAAGATCTTAAATGATGGCAAATTGTCGATTGTAAATTCATACTCTTTAAATGATCTTGGTGTTGGCACATAATCATAGAACGAATTCTTCAAAATAAGTGTATCGGGTGATCCATCGTTTAGTGAAGGATCTACTACGATTCCAGAGGAAAGATTTGCATAACCAGGAAATGCTGTAAATATTGGACTTTCGTTAACATCATTTTGTATTGAGTAGAATGCTCTAATGTCATTCTGCTCATTGATTGCTCCAGTTAATAAAACTTTAATTGCAGATGCAGAACTTTGTAGTGTGATTGGTTTTGAAACGTAATAGAATGCATTAGGATCATTTTCAACACCATTTACTCTTCTGTCAGTAATATAGTTTGTAACAGGTTGATTTACTCTATTAGATGTAAAGATAATATTAGTTTTTGTCAAATCAATGCACGGAGATAATCTTTCGTCAACACTCAATAAGTTCATATTAAGTGTAAAGGACTTTCTTCCAGGTAGATTAGTTAATCTTGCATCTTCATTAACTTTAGATGCAATAATTCTTGGAGAATCGAAATAATTAGTATTGTTTAGAGTTATTGGTTGGAATCCTTTATCTAGATAAGGAGTTTCCGTACCATCAATACTTTGACCACTAATCGTTCTTACCGAAGAGGAAATAGTTGTAAACTTAGGACTAATTGTTTGAATTGATGGCGTGATAAGTTCGAATGGAACATTATAAGTTGCTGAAACATTAGAACCACCAGTTTTCTTAGATTCATTAAAGAATAGTTTTGGAAGAGAACCGGAACCAGTTCTATCTGTTGTGTTAGTTCCAGAAGACATATCTGCTTTCAGATAATAATAATCTAGACCAATTTGATCCGTAATATTAGCATCACTTAAGTCATGTGTTTTATTAATTCTGAGTAGAGATACTCCATTCAGTTCATACTTATAAACAAGATTACCTGCAGAGTGTGCAAATGCTTTTGTTCCATTTATTTCTCTGGTGATACCAGTAAGATCATTTCCTGATACGCCAGTATATTGAATAATCTCATCTCCAATAAGAACATATCCAGGATTGGTGCTTGCAATACTTACATTTTCAAAGGTTGTAAAGTTTGCAGTGCTTGCAATAGAAATGCTTGATGTCGAAGATGCAGAATAATCAATTGATAGTGTAGTCGGTAAAATATCAGATTTTGCATCAATGATTGTTACTTTATTAACATCAGAGTGCATACCATGATTTCTTTGATTTACTCTGAAGTGCAATCCATCATAGATTTCTTCAACTGTGCCAGTTATTACTACATTTCCACTATACGCACTATTGAGAGTCGTAGTTACTCCAGAGTTGTTTATGTATGTTAAAGTTCCTCCAGCACCAACTACAAAGTCACCTTGAACATCATCAATGATTAGTTCATTTACTCCACTTAAATCAGAAACACTTAATCTCAGGTTTCTACCAACAGAGGATATACCAATAGATGAAACCGTTAGTAGATCTCCTACAGAGTAACCTGTTCCCCCATCTGCAACCGTAGCAGCAACAGCAACACCACTGTCTATTGTGATATTTGCGGTTCCATTTCTACCTGTTCCAGTGACATTTGATAGAGTAAGATTATTGTAAGTAACTGCACCTGCACTTGGAGTGTATCCGATACCAGAATTGGTGATTGTAAGTCCAGATATAGTTCCTGCAGTTCCAACTAAAATGCCAGTTGCATTTGATTGCAGTTGGATGATAGTGTTTCCGTTTGTAAGATCTGGATCCTGTACAGTTGTACCAATTCCGATTCTAATTGTTTTAGAATCTATATCAAATGGATCTTTTCTTAATACATCAATACCAGTTGTCGGTAAAGTTGGATTAAAGAACTGAACAGAACCACTTGAAGTGAAACTTGCTCTAAAGAGTTGGAACTTAAGGTCTTCATACTGACTCGCATCCCAACTTGAAGCATTCTGTGACTTGAAGAGTGATCCAAGAATGGGTTGGGCAGAAACGAGAATTTGACCTGCCTCACTTGCAGCAGACGTTACATCTGCCTCACCCAATCTAGAAATCCAAGCAGTGTACTCTGTAGAATCAGATAGAAGAACAATTGCATATTCAGTTTGTCCGTTTAGATAAATTGGAGAATCAAACTCAATTGTTGTAGGAACTGATGCATCTTCAGATACATTAACTTGATCTGGAGTAAGTTCTACTTCAGAGAATGGAAGTATCTTTAATGTAGGAAGACCCACTTTAATTTCTCTAAGTTGGCAATAAACTGGTAGTACAGGATCTTTGGTTCTAAAGTATACGTTTAGTTTAGTAACAAAAATACCAGTGGCATCATCAACATAGAATGATTGTGCAAGTGGATCTCTTCTTTCTTGTTGTACAATATTTTGAGTTACATTTCTAGTTACATTTGTAACGTTAGTAATATTGTTTATAACTTGAGCTTGAATCTGAGTTGAAGAAGATGTAGTTGCTCCTGCATTCGCTGTTGCTACAGATGATGCAGTCAGTGTTCTTGTCTGTTCAAAATCTTCATGTTCTACCCTTGCATTTCTTAGTGAAAGTGTAACTTCTTGAGTATTATCAATATCACCTTGAGAATAGAAAATCTCTTCGGCAGATGTTGTTACAACACCACCAATTCTGGTGTTAGTAGAACTATTTGTTAATCTGAAGACAGTTCTGCCAGTTTCAAATGATGGATTACCTGGAATATTGCCATCAGGAACAAGATATGAACCAATTACTGTTCCAATGTTATCAGTTACCAATCTTAGATTAGAAACTGTTGCAACTGCACCACTACTCTGACCCCTTAAAATCATTCCATTTCTTGCCCAACCCCAGAATTCGGGTTGTCTTTCGTTAGATAAACTAAAAGTATCAATATTTAATATGGTACTAGTTGAGGAATAATTTGCAGGAACATCATTTTCTCTATCATAAGGATTCTGTACATAAAAATCAGTAGGATTATCAAATGGTCCATACTTATGATTTGAATTAGCAAGACGGAAAGAAATATATGGCAATGTACTTTGATCAAAACCATCAACAATTTCTGCAGTTGGCATTACACCAATAACGTTCTCTCCAACTTGGAAAGTTCCTGAAGTCATCGTAACTTCAAGTAATTTTGGTGTGCAGAAATTATTAATGTCAACATTATCAAAGAATCCATAAACCTGAGTATTTGGTTTTAAGCGTCTACCAGTAAACTGAATATTTCTAGAGCGCATGAATTGAATGATATTTCTACTTACAATTCTATCTCCAAGAGATTCTGTATCAATTTGCTCTCTTACGGTATGTTGAACGCCTGTTCTTCTCTGATCTAAGTTTGTTGTTAAACTTACACTTCCACCAATATCAATACTTGTTGTAGTAGAAACTTCTTGTCTTCCTCCACCCACATCAGTAGTGCTAGAAGAAGATGACATGCTGGCATTTAAAGTAAGTCCAAGATCTTGACGAATATTATTAGTTTCCCAAGAATTCCAAATAATAGGACTTACACCTAATCTTGATCCATCTGCTTGATCAGTAACTTCTGCCCTCAATGCTTCAGCAACACCAAGGAATGAACCTTCCATTCTAACGTCTCTGAGTTCAAGACGATTTACATCAATCCAAACATCAACAGTTGGTTCAAGTTCAATAGATCCTTCCCATGTTTTTACGAGATAAGGAGTTACATTTTCAACTCTTGTAGCAAAAGGTTGTTCAACCCAAAGAACATCTTCATAATCCAAACTTAAAACACTTCCAGTTCTTTTAATATTGGTTCCAAGTATGTTGCTTAGATAATTTCTATCTTGACTTGCATTAGTAGTTGTACCAATACCAGCGATTGCATCAGATCCAAGTTCAAGGTTTAATGTGGTTGTGTAATGTGATGGTCTTAGATGACCATTTTGAAGATCTAAACTATTCTTTACACCTACTGTATTATCTTGAACACCAACAGATGAGAAGTTATCAATTAAAAATCCTGACTTAAATCTATTAAGTCCTACGGAGTCAGAAATAAAGAGATTCGCAGTATTGTTCTCAAGAAGAGACAAACTTGTATAATATTCAAGATTTTTAATTCTATTCTCTAATCTAAAGATATCACTCATCTGATATCTCTTATGATCAACAAATGTTACCTCAGCATCTCTTACATTATAAAGATATGGAGGTAATGCAATATTAGCAATGTTTAATCCATTTGAAACTTCTTCTGGAAGTTTTGGGTTATCTGCAGGTTCTCCAACTTTTAATTGGAATATTCCCTCTTTAGTTAGATAAATTCTATCAATTCTTGGTAGATAGTAAGTAAATGATAGCGTTTCCGATTCATCAGATGCTAGAACATAACTTGTGCTATGATTTCCTCCAGTGAATGATCTTCCATCAAATTCAAATGGCGATCTAGATCCAGAAGAGACAGTAAAGTTGCTAACTCTAGGTCTGGCATCCAGTACATCAGTATTTCTAAATCCTTTTACAGATTGAATTTCTGTTCCATAATCAAATCCATCATAAGAACTTGCAGTAGTTACATCTCCAGTATCAGAAGTTTCATAGTATCCTCTAGCATAAACAATCTTTATTTTTCTTGTTGGTTCTTTTATATTTTGCTTTCTTTGAATGTAACTATAATCATAATGAGTAAGAGTTTGTCCATTATAGAAATTAAAATCACCTGTAATATTTCTACTTCCTTGATTTAATGTAAATGCAATTCCATTTACGCCAGATTCTAGAAACTCAACGACCTCTCCTTCCTGGAAAACATTTTGATTAAGATATACAAAAGATATTCTACTACTGTTTAATTGTTCGGCATAGATACCTCTTGCACCGCTGACAGTTCCTACAAACTCTTCGCCTAGAATTAAATCATCAGTTTTTGCAGTAGGTCCATCTAGTGATCCTACAGTTAAATTAGGTAAAACGGGATTTGATGTGTCATTTGACTCATAAATTCCATGAATCTTGATTACATCAGGAACGTTCAAGGAGATTTTTTCATCTTGAACTCTGGTTCCAAATGGATAAGATCCATGAACCAATCCATCATTTTTTGTGGTTGAACCAGTTCCAGAATAATCGTATTTCGATTTATCTACAATCAGAGAATCTACGAATGACTTTCTCTTAGTTTTTGAGGTAACAGATTCTTTTCTTAAGGTAGCAATAAGTTTTGCTCCAACATCATTAGAACCTAGGCCATTGATTACTAATTCGGTAGAACCATTAGTAAATTGAAATTTATCTTCCGTTAGAATTTCCAGAGTTCCATCTGATCTTGAAAGAACATATCTCTCTTCATCAAATGGTAAAAATACTTGGTCAGTTCCTGAAGTTAAAGTGTTTGTAGAATTATTGGTGATTGTAACTTCAAATTCTCTTCTGATTACTAAGGAAGAGTTTGATAAATCTACCGATTCAATATTTACCTTTGGAAGAGGTGCAAACAATCTCTCATTATTTTGAGTTGTTTGAATACGAGTGTAAAGAACTGAAAGATCATTTACATCAATTGTTGTAGTAGAAATACCACCGTCACAAACTCCAGTTACTGTGGTCACGCCACTAATTACCAGTGAGTTTGTTAGAACTTGATCAACTTTTGCAAATGACTTAACTGTTAGGTTTGGTCTTGTATATTGAATTAAGTTTCCTGTAGTGACGATACCGGGAAAAGCAACTGTTGGACTTGTTACTGTTGCAACACCCGCTGAAAAACCTGAAATAGAAGCATTTCCGTTGCCAACTAATGTAGAAACTGACTGCAGAGTATCTGCGGAGAAGGTTTTTGATGCACCTACGTTTGCATATAGAGATTTTACTTCAGAAATACCATAGTTTGTAAAACCAATACTTACTCTAGTATCATTCGTGCTATCAAATACTAGTTTCTCTCCATTAATGAAGTTTCCTGAAATTTGATAAACTGTGAGTGCAGTTCCAACAGATACATTATTCTTTAAGAATGCAGTAGCACCACTAGAATCACCTCTAACGTAAGTTGGAGTACTTAGTGTAATTGGTTGATTTAATGTTAGATCGCCATATGTTTGAACATCAAACAGAGAAATATCCCATCTATTGATATTTTGATTTTCAAATTCATAAGAACCAGATTCTAAAGCAAAATCATAAACTCTTGCTATTCCTATCTCTTTTCCTGCAGGAGAATATGAACTTAAACCAACTCTCTCATTTCTTAAGCTAATAGTGGTAGAGGTGTTAATTCCAATAGATGGAGCACCTGAGGATCTATTTAAAGTTAAAGAAGAACCAAAACTAAAATTAACTGCTTGATTTTGAATTAAATTGGTTGCTCTTGGTTTTGGTGCATCAAGTAGAACTGGAGAAATAGTTTCTACTTCATAACCTCTAATATATGCTTTACCTGGACTAATCTTATAAACCATCAAATCCTCTGATGGTGCAAGACCAGAAGAGGTTTGTTGATTTTCTAGATAAATGCCATTATTTCCTTTCCCATTGTTTAAGCTATCTCTACAGAAAGTAGTGAATGACTTGATGTAATAATCACCAGATTCGTCAAAGGTTCTTCTTGCAAATTCATCTGCTAAAAGATTGTACTCAGTATTTTTGTTTATTTTTCTGAGGACACCATCTTTTACGTTTGCAAGTTCAATGAAGTTTGGATAATCAAACGAATCTATTGGTTTTTTTGATAGTTGTGCTGTTATCTTTAATCTATCTGCTCCAGGTGCTGCAAAGTTATTAAAACCATTTGCGTTATCATTTAGATTAGGATCAACATCTGCGGATATAATTTCCTCAATAACATCAAAACCTACTCTATAACTTGGAGTATTGGTATATTGGTCCAGGATTAGAGTTTCATCAGCAACATCAACCAAATAACCCCTGATAAAGTAAACGCCTGCGCCTAATGCAAATGCAGAACCAATTGAATTTGCATTAGTAGCAATTGTTCTTGCAAATCCTTCACCAGCAGAAATAAAAGTATTACCAAAAGCAATGTTTGAGTCAGTGATTAAATTTTCACCATCTTCAAAATCTCTTGTGGAAAGGTTATTTTGATTTGACTGATAATAGTCAACATAAAGTGTAATATTACCTCTTTCCGATTCTTCTGCAGTAATTACTTTTCTGATAATTGCAACAACACCAGAGTTTTCACCTCTAATTTGTATGCCTACTAAATTATCAAGGTATAATGATACAGGAATACCTAAGAAATTACTCTCAACTTGTACTGCATAATAATTTTGAATATAAGTTAAGTTACCTGGAATTACTTTTGCACCTTCTTTGAAAAAGTGATTTCCAAATTGCTCAACTTGATTTTGTAAAATTGATTGTAAAGTCGTTAGTTCTCTTGCCTGGACAGGATATCCAGGTTTAAAGAGAACTTTGTAATAGTTATTATCTTTACCACCAATTACAGGTTCATTGTAGTCGTCAAAGTATGGAGCTACGTTGAGGTTGGTTTCTTGAGACATAATTCCTTAGAATTGCAAAATAACTTTGATATCTTCTTTTTGGTTTGTTGACCGAGTAATTGATGGTCTGTTGTCAACGTAAATAATGTTTCCAGAATACTTTTGGACTTCTGGTTGAGACACACCTTTAATAAATTGTTGACCCAAGTAGTATGTCCTACTATTTATTATGGTACTAATACCTGGATTGCTTGAACTTCCAAATGTGGTTTGAATTGCAAGAGTTGCACTTCCACCTAAAATATTAAAAGATCCTCCGCTACCAATATCAGAAGTAAATCTGTGCATTGTAAATCCATAAGTTGGTGAAGGATTTTGAGTTCCACTGGTGTTGAAACCACAATGGAATCTATCTTGCCAATACTTTAGAACTCCTGTGCTTTGGTCATATGAAATAACTCTACCGAAAGCAGTAGAACCAACACCAATTGTTTGTGTAATTTGAGTGTCAGCATTAAAGACAACCGAACTATAACCAATTCCAGTGAGTTTAAGAGCATAAACAGCACTTGCTTTGTCAATTGTTAAAATGCTATCAGAATCATAACTTAGAGGACTCTCTACAATACCAACTCTAGCAATTTGGTTTCCAG